AATGGCCGTATGCACGTCGGCCAGGCGCGCGTCGATGGCCATGCGCAGAACCTCGGGGAATGTCGGGGTGTTGCTGAGTGGCTCGGTGCTCATAGCGGTATGGCCTCCACGCTCGTGGTCCAGTCGCCGCCGTGCGTATCCCCGGTGTGTACGAGGCGCTGCACCACGAAGTCTCCGCGCACATTCCGCGACTGCATGAGGATGCGCCCGCCGGGCCGCATGCCCGGGTACAGCAGCATGCGAAAGCTCAACACGGGCGGCTCGCCCTTCTGCTTCGGTGCGCCGAACTCGGGCACATCGATCAGGCCCGCGTCCTGCGAGACTGGGATGGCGACGCCAGCGTTTGCCTGCCCCTTGCGAAGCAACTGCAGGGACCCGTCCTGGATTGACCAGGTGAGCCCGGTGCTGGCCGTCAGGCGGTCCATCTCGCGGCTCGTGGGCCCGGACAGGGTCATGCCCCCGGTGAACTGCTTGGTCAGCTCCTTGGCGTCGGCCGCGCTCGTGGGGATGCGCAGGCCAAATGAGTTGGCCAGGTCGCTCAGCACGTCCTTGCCCGATACACCAGAGCGAAACGACCGGTTGACGCGCGCATGCCGGAAAGCGCGGTCGCCATCGGCCAGTTGCAGCACGGTCTCCCACTCGACCCCCTGCTTTTTGCTCTCGGCAAAGCGTAGGTCCCCAGTGAAAACGCGCTCGAGCTCGCCATCGTAGCCAGCGGCCAGCGTCACCTTCAACGGCTTGCGCTGCACCTCGGCACGCGTACCTTCGGCCATGTTCGAGATCGTGACCGTGCAGGCGTTCGGCTCCGACTTCAGATGCTTCTCGATGCTGAACTGCACGCGCAGGTCACGCACAATGATGGCGTTCGGCTGCTCGGCAAAGAACTCGCCGGCCACGGGCCGCGCCAGCGTGAGCTCGACCTCGCGCTTGAACAGCCGGGTCATGCGTTGAACTCCTCGTCGGTGTAGAAGTACACCAGCACGCGATCACCCATGTCGTCAAACCCGGCGTCGCGGCCCTCGTTGGTCGCATCGCTCACGAGGAACACGCCGTTCGGGAAGGTCGGGCTCAAGTTGCGCCATCCGTGCGGCACGCCGAGCACGAGCTTGATGCCTCGCTTGAGCGGTGTCTCGTCCTCGGCTAGCAGGTCCATGTACCAGGCCGCATCGCGCCCGTTCCAGCGCACGTCGAGGATGTACACAATGCCGTTGAGCGTGGTGCTCACGCGATAGTTTGGCTCGCTGGGCCGCAATGGGAGAAGCTGCGGCATCAGAACGTGACCCCAAAGAACTGCTGCGGCTTCTCCCAGCGGACGCCTGATTTCAGAACGGAGCGCAGCTCTTGCGTTTTCGGCGCCACGTCTGCAGCGTCCACGGCCGGCGCCGCCTTGTTGCCCAGGTTCTTTTTCTTGGCGGCCACCGGGACGGCCACCTCGACCACGGTGCGCTCGTTGACGACAAGCTGCACCTGAACGAACGTGGCGCGAAAGCGCAACGCGTCACCCGTGCTCGACGAACGCGGAACCTGCAGGCTCTGCAGGACCATGTTGCGGAACACCTGCAGCGACGTTTCGATGATCACCGGCTCGCGGGCGTTGCGGATGGCGATGAGTCGGGCGAATGCGTCGCTGGATGGCAGCGTGGTGTCGCCGCGCGCCGTTGCCGCTGCTCCGATCGGCGTGTCGCTCACAACGCCCTCGATGGACACGTTGATCGGCCTGGCCAGAACGTGGTCGGAGATGTCAGCGCCCTGCTCGACAGGATGCGATGTCACCTCGCTGTCGAAGGCGTGTTCCTCCGACACGGCGACATCCAGCACGTATCCATCGATCGTCACCATGGCTATCTCGCCGTAGCCGCCCCCGTGCTGCGTAGCTCGATGTTCCACCACTCGGAAAGCGACTTGCGCACCGCAGAGCCGACGCCGTCAGCGTCCGCGCCAGGGGGCACGGTCACGTTGATGGTCGCGTTCATGTTGTTGTTGGTGGACTGCGAATCCGAGCTGCGCGTGAACCCGAACGGCGTCAGCGACCGCATCGCCGTTTCTACCTCGCGCTGTGCCAACTCCTCGTCGTAGAGCCGCCGCTCCTCCGGCGTCCACCCGGCGCGGCTCGCTGCGCTGGCCTGCAACTGCTCCTCGGCGCGCTGCCCGAGTCGTTCCAATCGTTCCTCTTGGCGCTCGAGGTCGGCCTCGGCGGCGTCGCGAAATTGCTCGGACTCGCGCGCGCGCTTGCGTGCGTCTTTCACACCGAAGACGCCGCCGACGTCGAGAAAGTCGATGAGCTTGTCCTTTGCGTCGTCGATAATCTCGCCGAGGCGCTCATCAATCCACTTCTTCGCCGCCAGGTAGAGGTCGCGGAACACCGAATCGCCGCCCTTGAAGGCGACGTATAAGTCCTCCACGATCAGGATCACCGCCGCGATTGCTGCGGCAAGGAGCACGAACGGCGCGAGAGCGATGATCCACGCCGCCGCCGATGCGATGGCGGCAGCGATCGATGCAGCCTTGAGAATCAGCATGGCCGCCGCGAGCGCTGTCACCGCGAGCGTCACCAGCGCCATGTTGTCGGTCAGCCACGCCAGCGCCTTGACGATGTACACGGTCACCCGCTCGATCGTATTGCGGAACTTGTTCCAGGCCCGCGCGATCTTGGCCGTGTCGGACTGCTGGCGCTTGGCGTAGTCGGATGCGACATCGTCTGCCGTCATGGTCGTGTCGATGAGCCCCTGCCACGCGCCTTCGACCTTGGTGAGCTGCTCGAACGCGCCGACCGCCTCCTTGCGACCGAAGATCTCGATGAGCTTGTCGCGCCGGAAGTCCTTCTTCTTGATGTCCGCAACGATCGCATCGAGTTCACGTAGCGAACCGTCGCGGTTGAAGACGCTGATACCCTCGTCCTTCAGCCGGGAAGCAGCCGCGCCTGATAGCGACCCCATGAGGGACTCCATCATGGTGGCCGCCTGCGCTGGGGAGCCCGCGCCCTGCATGACAAGCTGCATCGCGGCGCTGAGCTTGGCGAGCCCCTCGATGCCTCGCCCGCCAGCGAACTTCTCGGCAGCCGGCGTCAACGTGCCGAACAAGGATGCCATCTCTTTGAGCTCGATGGCGCCGGCCTTGCCGCTCGCGATCAGGATCGAAAAGGAGCGCTCGAACTGCGAGGGATCGATGCCCATGTTTTGCTGCAGCCGCGCCGCCACGCCCGCGATGTCCGCCATCTGTGCCTTGCTGGCCTTGGCCACGCGCGCGAAGGTCAGCAACGAATCCGAGGCAGCCTCGCCGTCTCCCGTGAGCGCTACGAACGCCTGCGCGCCAGCGAGCAACTCCTCGCGGGCCACGCCGGTTGCGTCGGACACGCCCAGGATCTGGTCGCGCACTTCGCCGATCGATCCCATCGCGCCCTGGCTTGCGATGTCGAGATCGGTGAGCTGCTCGCTAAAGTTGAACGAGGAGCGCACCGACGCGACGACCGCTGCGAGGCCGGCGAGCTGGGTGAGCTCTGCCTTGATGCCCTTGATGAGCTGGTCGCCAGCCTTGAACGACTTGCCGTCCGGCACCAGGCGCAGGCGCGCGAAGAGGTCCGCGACCTTCACCGCTTGGCCTTTCGGTCCATCTTTTCCTGTGCCTTGCGGCCGGCTTCCTCCCACGCGCTGAGCGCGCGTGACGCTGCGTCGGCTACCTCAAGCGGCGTGGTCTGCATCTCGGTCAAGGTCATCTTGCCCTCCAGCCACAGGCGCCAGATCAGCCATCCATTGGCGATATCGTCGTCGAGGTCGAGGGGCTCACCGCCGCTTGGTTGCTGGCGCGTTTTGCAGCGAGCCCTTTGGCGAAAAAATCACCGAAGTTGACCTCCACCGCGAACACAGCCGCCTTGACCATAGCCATCACGTTGCCGCCGAACACCCCCGTCAACATGCTGTCCGTGTTGAGCGGATAGAGCTTGCCGTCGAGCTGCGCGGTGCTGGAAGCCAGCAAGTCGCGCACGAGCGCCACGGCCTGATCATCCTCGAGCGAGTCAAGCACCTTCAGGATCACCGGGACCAGGGACTCCACGTCGGTTTCCGCCGTTACCCCGTCGAGCGCCAGCAGCGGCGCCATGACCTTGCCCAGGCGCGGCATGAGCGCAAGCGCGCGCAGCGGGGGAAGCTGGGTGGCCGTGACGACGATACCTTCAATCTCGCGCGTTTCGGAGCGCAGCCCGTCACCGAACGCCATCAGACAAGCGCTCCACCGACCAGGAGTCGTAGCTGCGCGCAATCAAAGATCCACTCGCGCGACTCGGCGCTCGCCGCGAAAGGCATGGCCGGCACCTTGCGGATCCACGCCTCGGTGGCCTGCGCCAACGACGTGCCGTTGAGGTCCTTGACCAGCAATGGCCCAACGCCGGTACCGAATAGCTCATCCTCGTCAGCCACGGCGCTCAGCAAGTCATTGGTCGGGCTTGCCTGCAGCAGCGTTGCCGTGACGGAGCCGGTGCGGTTGCGATTGCGAACGCGCGTGACATCGCCGTTGGCGCCGACCACCATCTCGAATCCGTCTTCCATGCGCTCCGCATTGATAAACGTGTCGGCGGCGTAGCCCTGCACGGTGATATTGTGGAACACCATGACCACGAGGCCAGGGTCGTAGTTGCGAAAGATCATAGTGTCACCTCAGAGAAGAACCACGCCCGTGATGAGGGCCTTGTGAACGGCACCGGCCAGGGTGAAAGAGAAGCTCGCGCGCACCGAGCGCGGGAGCAAGTCCTCCTGATCGGCGATCTTGGGTATTTCGACGACGAACTCGGGGTCCGCGGCCGCGACGGTTCTGCCCACGGCGCGCTGTAACGTGCCACGGATCTGGTTCTCGATGGTCGTCATGCCCGGGTCGGTGCGCGGGATCTTGGCGGCGCCGGCCATCGCGCCGAACACTCCCTTCTGCATGTCGTCCTCGACCCAGAAGAGATTGACCACGTCATCCACGAAGCCGCGCACCACGGTGGGGCCGGCCGACGTGGTCCCCTCGGACAGGATGGACACGCCGGCCACACTCTCGTAGAAGTTGGCGTGGCGCGCGACCAGGTTTGCGCGCTGCGTCGGGGTCAGCGTGGTTGTCGCCACGCCCGACAGGGTCTTGAACTTCGCGGTCCAGGACCCGATCTCACGCGGCGCGAGGTTGCCGGTGATGGCAGCGCCGGCAAACTCGTTGGGCCTGTGGTGGTAGAACCCGGCGGTCTGGTTGCGCGCCGCGGTCTTGAGCACGTCGAGCGCGCCAGCGCTGCCCGTGGACGTGCCCAGGTCGCGCGTATCGTTGCTGCCGGCCCAATAGAATTTCTTCTGCGTCTGGATCCATGTGCTCGCAGCGTCGATGTAGTCCTCGCTGTTGTAGAGCGTGACCAGCCAGAACCAGGAATCGTTCTCGTTCTGGATTGCAGTGAGGTCGGTGGCGACGCCAGGGTCGCCGTGGGACATGTACGCCGTCACCAGCGAGGTGTTGATGACCTCGAGCGAAAACCAGTCGCCGGCGGCGCTGCCCGTCACGGTGATATCGTCGTCGGCGCTCACCGTGGACGCGGTATCGACGATGGTATGGGTGCCCGAGCCGGCGTCTGTGATATCAATCGCCTCGCCATCCAGCGCGTCGGCGAATGAGGCTGCAAGCGATATTGACCCGGCATTGACCACGATCACCCAGTAGTCCGTGGCCGTGGTCAGCCCACCGGGCGCGGTGCCGGTCGTCTCGATGCGCACGGGGCCGTCCCCGGTCGTAAGTCCATGCGCGGTGATGTCCAGCTCGTCGTCGGTGGCGTCCACCGTGGACACGGTCTTATCCGCGAACACGAGCGGTGCGAGCGCGGCCGTGAAGTTTTTGCCGTCCACGGCGTTGAGCTCAGTGACCAGGCCGGCGTGAATCTCGGCGCGCGAGGCGGACGCAGCGGAGTCGTGCTCGACCAGCGTGTTGGTCACACCCTCGCCACGAACGCGGATCGCATATGTGGTGCTGTTGGCGACGGACGCGGCCCGGACCGTGTACGTGAGCGTCGGCGCCAAAGTGCCGCGGAGAATGGCCATGGTGGCCGGCCGCGGTCGCTGCGACGACATGGCAGCGATGGCCAGGTACTCGGGCGAGTCCGTGGCGAACCCAAGGTCCGTCACATCGGAAGGCCGAGTCACGAGTTGTACGCGCTCGGGGAAAGAGGCGTTGTAGGACAGGACACCGGGGATGCCGAAGCCCGCGCGCGGCAGGCTGACGGCGTCTGCCGTGATGACGAGATCAACGTGGTTTTCAATGCTCATTTGGCCACCTCGGTGCGAACTTCGACGCTCGCCGGTTTCGGTGCCGGCTGCGCACGCACGGGGCGCGCAGATGCAGCCGTGACCTTGCCGCCAGGATCAGGCACGAACACGACCGACTCGCAGCGTGTTTTCATCCTGCCGGCGCCGGCCGCGGAGCGCACTCGATAAAGCCATCCGCCGGGCACGGCAAGTCGGTGCGTCTCCTCGGTGTTATCGTCCATGGAGCTTTCTGTGATCTGCTCCCACTTCGATTCCTTGGCCATTACGCTGGCTCCTCTGGCACCCATGTCGAGGCGCCTGTGCTGATGTTTTCCAGCCGCACGTGCTGGATGTACGTGGCGGTCTCCTGGATCTCGGAGGCCAGAAAGAGGCGCGCCTCCATGACGGCGCGGGGCTCGAGCACGGCCTGCCCGAGGCTGCCCTCGAGCGCCTGTGCGGCGTTGATCTCGCCGATGCCTACGCCCGCCGCCTGCAGCGCTGACCGCACGGATGGCAGCTTGGCCGCGGACGTGACGGCGTTGAGCACAGCCAGCGGCATCGCGGCCCCGGTGCTCACGCCATCGACCCCAGCGAACGCCTGGAATGTCAGCGTGGCCTCGCGCATGCCGCGTGCGTACACGCGAAGCTCGGCGCCCTCCTCTGGTTCGTCGATGTTCTCGTAGTCAGTCCAGTCCTGGCCGATGCCGTCGATGGTGGCCAGGCGCAGCGCGATGTAGGGCCCGGTTGGCCGCGGCCCCTCTTGCATCGACCAGATGACCTTTTGCGCGGCATATCCGCTGCCAGCGACAGCCCAGGCGTGCAGCGCATTCTCGATCGCGGTCCAGTTCATGGTGCTGGCCTCCTGCCTGCAATGCCGCGCCAATGCGTGTCCCCGAATGCTTCCCAGCGCTCGAACGAGATAACGTCCCACGCCTCGCCGTCGATCGCGATGGTGTCGGGGTCATTCGCAGTCGCGCGCGAGCGCAACTCCGTGGTGGTGTACACGATGCGCGACTCGCTGGCGTGCTGGCCCTCGGGCAATAGCTGCAGGTCGCGTCCGGTGACGGGCTGGATGGACGCTACGATCGGGAATGTCGTCGTTGCGCCGGGCGTATAGCGGCCGTTCGTGTACACGCCTTGTGCGGTTCGCGTGACCGTGTAGGTACCGGTCTCGAACCGGCCGATGACGCCGAGCAAGCCCATCACCGCCCCCCTGCGAAGCGGCCTCGCCCATCGCGCGCGCGACCGGCCCAAACCTTGTGGGAGATGGCGTTGACGAGTTGCCCGGTGTCCACCAGCGGCCTGGTGCTGCCCTTGCGCTGGACCGTGGCAGCCTGGAGCGGTGGAGCGATGTTCGAGCCAGCGGTGATGTACTTCTTGATCGCCGTCGCACCCCACACGCCGAGAAGCTCAAGCGCGCGCTGATATGAGATCTTGCCGGTCACGTAGGCTCCGGAAAGACGCGCGGCCACTGCGCGGTACTCGCTTTCGTTTGCGCGCATCGCCGCACGGATGAAGCTGCGCTCCGGGATGCCCGCGCGCGGTGCCCCAAATTCGTGGATAGCGGCCAGTTCCACCATCGACAGGCCATCCGCGGACTTGCCGCCCCCGCTCAGTACACCCACCTTGACGTGCGATTCTCGCCCGCGCTGCGAATGCGCGCGCGCGTGACGCATGATGGCGTCCCAGACGCCTGTGTTCGACATCAGAGCGCCCTCGGTGCGCGGGCCGGCGACATGGCCACAAGAGACCGGAAAGCCTTGCCGTACGGCGTGGTGTCCAGCGTCGGGTCTGACCCGGCAGGCGAGAACAGTCCGTAGCTACGGCTCAAGCCGCCAGCGCTCTCCGCGATGACGGGGCCGCCAGGCCCATCGCTGCCCTGCATCGTGATGGTCCCGTAGTGCGCGGCCAGGTAAATGCGGGCGAGCCTGAGAAACGGGCTGTCCTCGCCTCGAAACTCGTTAGGGTTTAGGATGGCGTTGACGTGCGCAAGGATGATCTCTTGCGCGCCGGCAGGCACATCCGCCATCTCCGGTGCGAGATTGACGACATCGCTCCAAACGATCGCCGCCATGGTCACACCTTCGTCGTGCGGGTGAGGTAGATGGTCGCGCTGATGTTTGCCGATATGGTGCCAGCAATGGCGTACGCCAGCGCGCGCGGCCGATGCGCTATGCGCGTTGCGTAGCCACGTTGCTCGGACAGCGTCACAGCACCATCGGCGTCCTTGCCCAGCAACCCATGGCTGAGCCAGCGCACGCGCTTGGTGTCAGCGGTGTCGCTGATGGTGTGCGTACCGCTGCCGGCGCTTGTAATGGCGACCGGATCCGCGCCGGCCAGCACGGCCGCCAGCGATGCGTAGACCTGCACGGTGTTGTCATCAACCACGCCGAGCCAGTAATCGGTCGCCAGCGACAGCCCGGCCGGTAGCGTGCCCGATGTCGTGAACCGCACCGGCCCATCGCCGGTCGCGTAGTCGTGGCCCGTGACGGTCAACTCGTCATCGGCATGCACGACAGCGTCAACATCGTCGTCGTCCAGCGCCACGGCCGTGACCACGGCGCCGAACAACTCCAGGCCCGAGCAAGAGGCAGCTTCGTCGGCCCACATCTCCAGGTCGAACTCCAGGTATACGCCGCGCCAGTGGGGCACGTTTGCCCACGACGCCGGCGGAAACGGCAGCTCGCTTGCTGCCGTCACGACCGGGATCCCTGTGGCCAGGCTGATGCTCATGCCCTGCTCAACCTCACAGCCCGTCGCCGTACGCGACCGCGACCGGATAGCGCACGACGACGCCGCCCGTGGTGGCCAGCGCCGTGACCTTGTACTCCAGGCCTTGCTGAACCGGGGGCATGGCGTTGTACTCCATCGGCACCAGGCCCGCGAGCACGAGCGGCGTCCTGGGATAGACCACCATGCGGTCGGTCCCGTTGGCGCCCGCGCCGTCGCAGTGGTGCCACGCCTCGATGCTCGTGATGAATGGCGAGTTGTCCAGCACGAAACGGAGGATGGTCTTGTCCGACCCATCGCCCATGCGGCGCTGCGAGATGTCCGCGTGCTGGGCCACCGGGAGAACTACCGTGAAGCTCGAGAAGCTCGGCCCCCCGGCGTTTTTCATGGCGTTCTTGATCGCGGTGACGGCGCCGAAGATGTCCTTGGCGATCTCGTCACTGGTGGCGTTGGCCCACGTCTTCCCGCCGGCCGCCTTGTCGGCCAGGGTGTAGCTCGTGGTGTTGCTGAGCGTGAGCAGGCCGTCGAGGTTGTGATCCGAGTCGCCGAGCGCCAGCACCTTGTCGATGCCCGTCTCCACGGAGAATCGGCAGGCCGTCGCGCGCATGGAGTCCAGATTGGTGCCGGTGCGCATGGCGGCGCGGATCTCGAGCACGTCGTACCCGTACGCCATCGGGATCGCTTTAATGATCTTGCTCGACTCGCGTCCGGTCACATCGGCGCGCGGGATGTCGTCGGCCATGCTGGCCGCGATCTTGGCGGTGCCGAACATCTCGAACATGCGCCAGGTGTAGGTCTTGACCCAGTCGGGCACGTTGGGCTGCGTGGGGATGAGCTGCCGGGCTTTGTTGTCCGGGAACAGCATCTGATACACTTGGGTGTCGATGCTCTCGAGCTCGCGGGCGAACCAGACGCTCTCGGAAGCGTCCAGGCGCTCATGGATGTTGCCTTGCACTTGCACTGAGATGTTCTCCTTAGGAATCCGCGACCGCTGAGGCCCGGTTGGTCATGTCGATTTCGAGCTCGGCGAAGCCCTCTGCCGCCGTGCCGGCGGACACCCAGCGCGCGAACGCGCTGATGTCCACGCAGTCGGAGGTGTCGTCGGCGGTGGTACGAAACGCGCCGGCCTGCTCGTCGCCCGTGGCCACAACGCGCACGCGCACGTCATCACCGATCGCGACGTTCTCCTCGATCAGGACGAGAATGGTGCCGTGCGTGCGAACGCCGAGCGTCGCGCCCGGCTTCAGGCCCACGTCGCCGAGTTCGATGTCCTTGGCGTAGTAGTGCGAGTGCTGGACGACCCCAAGCATGATCTGCTCGGATGCCGCCGCGCTGGTGTGCGGCAACAGCGCCTGTGTCGCGCCGTCCGTGCCCTCGACCACCATGACGCCGAATGGGATCTCGGCGCTGGACTCCTCGCTCACGTAGGAGCGAACGTTCTTGTGGCCGCTGGCATCGCCGGGCATGCCGGGGAAACCCCGAGTCATGTACGTGGCGACTGATGTCTGGATTGCTGACATGGTGGGGGCTCCTTATACCTGGTTGGTGTTGTCGCCCTGCCAGGCGCTCTGGTTGCGTTGGATCATGGCGGCGCGAGCGCTGGCCGCATCGGTGCGCTCGGTTGGCTTCTTCAGGGCGGTGGCCTCGCGCTGCCTGGCCAGCGCCTCGGTCCCGCGCGCATGGCCCTCGGTCGCGGCGTCGAAGCGCGCCCGCACGTAATCGTCCGAGTGCGCGTCGGTGATGATCGCGCCCTGCAGCTTCTCGATCACTTGCACCATCACGGCGCGGTCCAGCATGTCATCGAAGCGTGCCTCGTCGCCAAGCACGGCCACGGCCTTGCCCTCAAGCTCGACGCGCTTCTGCACCGCCTGACGCAAGCGCTCGGGAGACTCGGCATCCTGCCGTGCCTTCCGCTCCTTGTTGGCCAGCGCGGTCATGGCCGCCAGCTTGGACTTGAGCTCGGCCGTGTCCGCGGTGTCGGCGCGCTCGGCCTTGAGCTCGTCGATGGTGTGCCGCGTGCTGGCGAGCTCGCCCTCGGCCTTGTCGGCCCGCACGTTGGCGTCCTTGACCCTCGATTCCAGGTCGTCGTTGCTCGCCTGCATCGCCGCGAGTTGGGCTGTGAGCTCGGCGACCTGTGCTTTCAGTTCCTCTTCGTTCATTCGGATCTCCTTGGCGCACGCAAGGCGCCGAGCATGTTGGCCACGTGAATGGCCGGGTGTATGTGGGCCGGCGAACGCCGGGCCGTCATCGAGTCCATGCGTACGCGGGCTTCCGGCCCGGCGCGGCCCGAGTCCACGATGGCAACGTGGTTGACCGTGATGTTGAACTGCCGGGCGTCATACCGGCCATAGAGCGGGTGTTCGCCCGGTGTTTCGTCGATGTCGATGCTGTATCCCGCGCTGAGCGCCTGCCGGCCGCGTTCCATGTCAGCGAGGGTCTTGGCATCGAACACGGCAAGCGGTCCGCGCACTACATCGCCATCGCGGCGGACCTCGCCAATCGCCCCGACTGCCCGGTCCTTCATCGTCTTGCTGTCCAGCAGGCGAGTGGGATGCCCGTTGGTGACCGGCGCGAGCATGTATGTCGCCAACGATGCCGGCGAGAACACATCCTCGGGCAGGCGAAGCTCGCGGCGCTCTTTGCCGTCCTCGCGATACACGAACACACCGGGGCGCGTGATCACCGCGTCAAAAACAACGCGGCCATCCGCCATTCGGCGGGGCGGACCAAGCCGGCTCGGTGCCGCGTCTATGCGATACGCCAAAGCCATATCAGGCCACGTACCGCCCTTCGAGGATGATACGCCCGGGCGGCAGTGTCGCCGTGCCGGTCTCATCGAAGAAAGCCGAGACCTCGTCGCCGCCGCTGGCCACCAGGTTGGCGTCCGTCGCGGAAAGCGCGAGGGTAACGAACGTGTCCGCTCCGATGGTGCCCTGCGTGCCGGTCTCGGTGGACCAGTTGGCAGCGATCGTGGTGCTCTTGACTCGCACCTTGATGTTGAAGTAGTTCTCCGCGTCCGCAGCCAACCCGGTCGGGTTCACGTAGATTGCACGGTCGAGCCGATACTTACGGCCGGTCGGCACCTTGAACAGCTTGACGGTGAGGTCATCCGTCAACTGGCCATGCTCGTACACGAGTGGGGACAGTGGCTCTTGCAGAAAGTCATTCGGGCGACGGGCCATACAGGCACCGTGCGGCGAAAGCTCTCGACCCTGCAATGGCGATGAGCAGCGACGCTGCACCGATTTCAAACGCTGTACATGATTTGTTGCAGATGGGCGGCAATCTTGCGTAGAATTGCAGTCCATGATTCAACCTGGACGGCGATGCCGCTATTCAATCGATTTCACTCTGGCTGAGAGGCAAGCCGCTCGGAAGGCGGCCTCCGATGCCGGCGTGGACATGTCCACGTACATCCGCTTTCTCGTGCGCAAGGCTGCCGGCCTGCCCACTCTCGGCAGTGAAGGCCAGGCAGTATGACCCTATTTCTCTGCTTCCTCGCCCTCGTCGCGCTGGTTGCATCCCCGAAGGTGAGTGGCGCGGGCTGGTGGGCGTTTGGCGTGATGCTCGCATGGGTGGCCTCTGTGCTCGGCCTGGCCACGCTGGCGCTGTTCAGCTATCACGGGGAGGTGCCTTGGTGATGCTCGTCATCAACTGTGTCCTGGTGCTGGTGCTGCTCGTGTTCATGTATCAAGGGCTCATGAGACCGCAGTGGTTGCCCGTTGGTGTCACCGTGATGGTGCTGTTTATTCTGGGGTGGGCAGGAATAATACTGGGCCTAACCACGCTGGCGCGTGCACTGTGCTGGTGAAGGCTGGCGAGGAAGTAGTCGAGCGGATCGCTCCGCATGTGGAAGAAGCGCTGAAACGCAGGAGTCGCGGAGAAGCGGCCAGGGAGATCCTGCGGGACGCCTTGCGCAAGCTCGAGGAGACCATTTGATGACCACTGCCGAGAATGAAGCGGACGATGTGCTGAGATCCCGGCTGGACAAGGCGCGTGCGGTAAAGGCTTTGGTCTGCGAGGCACCCGAGCATGGGGAGTGGCATCGCGAATACCAGGACACCATCAGCGCGCTCGAGTTGGAGATCGGGCGGCGGCAAGGGCTGGTGGCGTGATGGAACGCGCGTTTCTGGCGTTTGATGACCACGTTCTGATCGCCGATGATCTGCCGTTTGGTTGGCGCCTTTTCTCGAGAGGGCAGCAAATCGGCTACATCGACTACGGCCGCGTTGCTCAGGCGGTCCTGGTACTGCTGGACGGCGGAGGAGCAGGCGCATTTTGTCGAGCACGCGCACATGCTGCTCGAGCGAGACCGTCTGCGCGAGATGGAGGCCGCGAGTGATGCGCGGGCAAAGACGTCGCGCTGAGGCCGCGCTGTTGGCGATCCGTCGCGAGGCCGAGGCGCGCCCATCGGTGTGGCCCTGGATACCTGGCCGTGCAACGCGAGAGGTCGTGCGACGGGCCCGGCGGACAGGACGCTTGCGCCTATGCCATTGACGGAGGTCGCAACGATCCCTTGTCATATCCCGATCGAGTTCTCAGATCGGCCTAACGCAGAATACGAAATCGACCTCGCATCGGCCGAGTGCCACCATCGGCTATGGCCCTACAGGGATCACACACAACGCGACGGTGCCAAGTGAGTCGTGCAAAGCGCTTGCGAGCGCGTGAGCGGGCGCTTCTGTTTCGCGCGGTAGACCGGCCCGTTACGATTCCGTACGACTGCGAGCGCCTCCTGCTACGCGGCCTCGTACAATACGCCGACGTCATCGAGACATTGTCCGGCGGCGCGGAAAAGGTGTACAGCGCAACCTCGAAAGGCAGGCGGTTGGCCATGCAGATTCAGTCGTCGCTCGCCGCGCCCAGGATCGCGTCGAACACAGGCTCCGGGAAGCACCGGCACTGAATCGCCTGGCCCGGGTGTCCATCTGCGGGTGGGTCCTTCCACGTGAAGCGCTCGCCCTCGCGGTCCGCATGTTCCGGCCGCACGCGCTCATCGTTGACCGTGCGCCAGATGTATTCCTCGATGCCCATGTCGCGCTGCCGCGTCTCGCTCGCTTGCCCGTAGAGCTTGCCGATCTGGTCACGGGCGATCAGGCGCGCCCGCTTGCGCCCGCCCTCGACGATGCCCTTGATGTCCTTGGCCAGCGTTCGGTTCGTCGCGCCGGACTGGATCGCCCTGGTGACCGTGACTTCCACATCGCCGATGGTGCGCTCTGTGATGTTCGTGATCAGCGCGACATTCTCGGCCACGAATCCGTCGAGTAGGCCGGCTATCCGCCGATCGGACATGAAGATGTGCACGCCCAGGGCCGCCCGGATCTGGCGCACGAGCTGCGCGCGCTGGTAGTCCGTTGTCCGGCTGCCGAATCGCCGCGCGATGCGCTCAAGCTCGGTCGGCGTGACCGCGCTGGTGAGCTCGAGGCGTGCTGCAGCGATTGCTCCTCGCGCGGCCGCGCCCTCGCCTGCGTCCATGCGCTCTCTCCGCGCTGTCTCCAACCACCCGGGCGAGCGCGCTATGAGCGGCTGCAGGGCGCGCTCCACCTGGTCCAGGACGCCCATGAGCGCGCGCGCGTACTCGCGGGCGATGGCGTCCGGCGGAATCTGCCGCGGTATGCGGCGGCGGCGCGGTGCGAGCCCCGTCTGCCGGCGCTGGCGCAGCAACTCGGCCGTGCGCTGGGCGCGCTCGTTGATGTCTACACGATGACCCATCGCTACTCCAGCTCCATACACGCGAGCGCAAAGGCGCGAGCCACGGCATCCACCATGGGCAAACACAACCGCTCGATCGAGGTGAACGCGACCGCGTCATGCAGGGCGCCGAACTCATTGGCCGCGAAGCGCAACTCGTTCAGGAGCCGACGCAGGGTCACCCACTCGCTGTACGCGGTGACCATGTCGTCATCATCGAACGCCTGGCGTAACGACTCGATGATCTCGTGGAACCGGGCCTGGCGCTCGGCGAACGAACGCTCGACGTACTCGCGAGGCCGGGGATCCGGGGATGCAGCGGTGGCCTTGTCGCCTCTGCGCAGACGCCGCTCGATGGCCTCCAGCAAGGCGTCGGGCCCCGCGGCAAAGTTATCCACGATCTCGCTGTCAACCGGGAATGGCGACTTCGCAGAGGACGGCTCGAACTGCACTGTCGGGTGGTGCCACGACGCACGAAATCTGGATAAAAAGACCATTGCTAGGATCATACCTTCTCCCGCCAGCCTGGCAGCGCACCGGCGAAGGTGGGGTCGATGGTGCGCACCTCATCGTGTGCCTGCTCCTCGGTGTCGTACTCGCTCAGCACCTCACCGGTCTCCTTGTTGCGTACCTGCCAGCGCCCGCCCACCTTCTCGACGTAGTCCATGCGGTATGCCTCGACCTCCCAATCCTCGATATCGCCACGCTGCTCATCCTCGCTGGCGTCGGCCTCGTCCTCATCGGGTTGGTCGCCTGCGGTCAACTGCGCTGGCTCATGCGCCTCCAACAGGCGCCGGGCGCCGAAGTCCACCACGGTCTCGTAGGAGTACGTGTCTCCGCCGAAGCGGGATAGCGCGACCTCTTCGGGAGACAGCACCCCGTTCTGGATATAGAGCACGTCGGTCTGGGCCTGGATGTAGCGCGCCTCTGCGCGTGTCTTCTCGTCCATCTGGCGCAGCGGTCGATACTCGATGGACCAGAGGCGCGGCTCCCGCCCGCGGAGGGGCCCGTCTTTTGACAGCATGATGAGCTTGACCAGGCGCTCGTGGAGTGGCTGTAGCTGCGGATATTGCGCCACCACACGGTCCTCAAGAAACGCCCGGTCGCTCTCGCCGGTTGCGTTCAGTCCGGCCGGGCTCATGCCGAAGAGGCGCGTTCCTGGCAGGTCAGACGCCGACGCCATCCGGGTCATAAACAGCTCGAGAATCTCGGGCAGCCCCGACATGGGCGTAGCCTTGCGCTCGTAGTCCTCTTCGGCGTCGATCACAATGGAGCGCAGCACCGAGCGCGATAGGTCCATGGCCTGCAGGCGCTTGTAGAACGCCTGGTCGTTGTCCGATGCGAAGATGCCCGCGAGGTTCTTGATCTTGAACACCGCCTGCGCGAAGTCCGCGATCAACGCGCCGACCGCGCTCCACGTGATGCCGAACTTCTGCAGGACCTCCTCCATCGCCGTAAGCACCGAGTCGCCCCAATGCGCTCGGGTGCCCTGCGCGTCATCGTTGCTCACGCGGATTCCCGGAAAGATGATCATCCGCGACTCGTGGATCTCGCCGAGCTGCACCCTGCGCCCCGAGATGGGCACAAGCTGCCACGTCATCGGCTCGTTGTACTTCTCGCTGCGAGGGTCCTCGTAGAAGCGCAACGGGTGCAACTCGCGCGGCTCGTACACCTTCAGCCCCGTGATCTGCATGATGTTGCGCTCGTTCAGCGGCTCGGAGAGGTCACTGGCGCCGTCGTTGATCGTACTCACGATCGCTGCGCCGCCATAGGCCCGCTCGAATTGCTTGGCTCGCTGCAGGGCCGCCGTGACGGCCAACTCCTCGCATCGCGCCATCAGCGCCTCCGCCATCTCCTTGTCGTCCATCTTGATGTCCCAGCCCTGGCGGAACATCTCCTCGGGGATGACCTCGATCGCCTTCTTGGCGATGTCGTTGCCGCGCCACAGGTCCATGGCCTCGACGTCGGTCACCACCCTGGTCACGTGGTTGACCGACATCGTCTTGTCCCTACCAGGCACACCCAGGCCCATGATCGCGCTCTGGAACCCGTCCTGGCGCTCGAGCGTCGTGGGCAGATGACGCGTTGCTTGCGGCTGAGATCGGCCCCAGAATTTCCACCATGGATTGCTCATATCGTCACGGTCCATTCGATGACAACCATGCTCTCCTCGATATCCATGACCTCGTGCTCAAGCGTGGCTACGGTGACGGCGATAATGCGGCACTGTTGCACCAGCAGAGCACTAGCTGGCAGCCCTTCGGCGCGATACCGTGCGAGCAACTCCGCTTCGATCTGGGCTGCGCGGCCATCGTCGAACGTGATGTTTCTTATCGCCATGGCAACCACCCTGCCACGTCTACCCGTATGCCTGCAAGAAGAGTTGCAGCGATGGGTCCGTACGCAGTTCGATGAGGGCCTGCGCCAGGGTGTCCACGCGGTCATTCCGTGCGCCCTTGGGAAAGACGGCGAACTGGGCCACGAACTCCTCGAGCCATGGCGCACCTTCGAGCAGGTACACGTCACCGGCCTCGATCTGCGGCTGGGCCAGGGCCGCGCGGGCGTCCTTGCTCACGGTCGGCGTGATTGGCTTGACCCCCGTGATTCCAGCGTCCTGCAGTACCTCGATCATGGCCGGGCCAAGCGCGGCATCCTCGATGACCAGCCTGGTCGCCTCGGGGTACTCTCGCCAGAGCTGCACCACGATGTGGCACGCTTCCATGAAGGAATGGTGCCCGGTTCGGTCCGCAAGCACGAACCGGCGATTCTTGTGCGCGCCGATGACCAGGATCGATGTCTCCGAGCCCTTCAGCGTTTTCTTGCCGGACGAGTCCACCGAGATGAGCGCTGTCTCCATGGTGGGCAGGTCAACGGCAGGCGCATTCGTGCAGCCGTCCGGGCGCCGGGCTGCCATCGGTATGCCGGCCGGCTTCCAGAAGCGCCACCATGAGCGCTGAAACATGCCCCCTGTCGCCGGCTCGGGGTCCTGGTCGTACTGCGCCGAGAATCCATAGGACCCCAGCCGCACGCGCTCGCTGTTGACCACGTCCTCGATCCAGCGCACGGGGTCCATGATCTCGTTCTCGGCCTTGCGCGGGTCACTCCACGTCTTGACACCAGCCCGATTGTATCGACCCTCGTCGTCCACCGGCATGGCCGTGCTGCAGGCTTTGGCCGGAGCGAAGCGAAGCGGCACGCGGAGGTTGCACCAGCGTGGCTGCGCCGGGTCTTCTTCGGCGGCTTTGATCACGTAGCCGCCCCAGTCGAGTTGGTGGACGCGCTGCATGATGCCGATGCGCAGCGATGACCGCATGTCCCGCACACGGTTCCAGATGGCGTTCTTCCAGCGCGTAATCACGGCATCGCGTTGGACCGCGGAGTTCACCTCTTCCGCGTCGTGCGGGTCGTCGATGATCAGGCAGTCGCCGCCCTCGCCAGTGATCGCTGAGAACCATCCGCGCGACTTGCGATAGCCAAGCTTCTCCATGCTGCCGGTGCCATCCGGCCGCTCGATGCCGAAGTCGCTTACGGCATCACGGTCATCCTTGAGCACCCAGGTTGGCGCAAACCAGGACTGGTACCAGCCGGATGTGATGAGATCGCGCGAGTCGCGGGCGCTGTCGGCCGAAACGCGCGGGTTCGCCGACAGGCAGATGAACGTCATCTCGGGCCAGTCGAGCCATGCCCACGCGGGCGCGCACACGCTCACGATCTTGGTCTTGAGCGAGCGCGGCGGCACGTTCTCCAGCAGGTTCTGCACCGCCATGCGATACGGTCGCTCTTGCTCAATCAGGCGACCATCGGCCCGAGTCGCGAGAATGCCCTGCGCTGCCATCGCTTGCACGGTGGCGTCGGTGCGCCTCGCCTGCGCGTACCGATTCAGGCCGCGCACGTGCTCGTGGATTTCCTCGACCTTTACCGGCCCGCCGTCGCGCAGCAGGGTCGTGATCTCCACCGACATCCGCTTGATGGCCCACTCCTCGAACGCCCACTGCACGTGATCACAGATCGCGTCGAGGTGCCACGACCAGTCGAGCGGCGTGCCCGGCTCCAGCGCCTGCCATGCGTAGCGCACAAAGTCCGAGAGCCGGTTGCGCGCCTTGGCCGCGCGCACGCCTATCAGGCTCGGTGGCATCAGTCCTTTGGGGCTTCGGCGCGCGCCTCGGCCAGGAGCTTCCGCGCCAGGTCGTTGATATCTGAATAGTCGATCGGCGGGATGCGCCTCTCCGAGAGGTGTTCAACCCAGCCAAGACCGTAGCCGAGCAGGCTGCCGTCTGCGCCGAATCGGGAGTAGACGACGAACAGGCGAGCGGGCCGGCGGCGGGTCTGAAAGAACCGCAGGACGGCGTTGGCGGACACCTTCCACCATGGCCGGTGCGGCCCCGGCGGGACGAGCGTCGCGGCGGTGCTACGCATCATCCAGGCTCCGGTTGATAGCCGCACGACATCGGCGTCCATGCTTTCCATTCTCCACACCGGATCTGATTAGCGAGATCTCGGTTTCCTCGTGCGCTGGCCTCGCAGATAGACGACTGCACAAAATTACCATCCGCAGCGAGCCGCTCAGCCGTCGCCAAGTCATCTCGCGCGCGACGATCGAACCACGCGGCAATCTTCTCGGTCGCGTCCTCATAGCCCATGTGATAGTGCACCTGACTCATGCCCGCTCCTTGTCCATCTCGCGCTGGGCGCGCTCGAGCAGCTTCTCTAGTTGGTCCATCTCCTTCGCGCTCAGCTTGCTGTAGTCGTACTCGGGCGGCGTCACCTCAACCACTTCGACCGTCTGCCGCGGCTTGCCCCACCCGCGCTCGGCCAGGAACCTGGCCGCTGCCAGTTGGTCCTTGGTGGTCTCCTTGCCGTTGATCATGACGTTGAGTGCGAACTTGATGATCTGGTCCGGGTCCACGAGATCTCGCACCCGGCGCTCGAACCCCTTGGCCCTCCCTCCCGGGTTGCCGCTCTGTCCCTTCTTGAAAGGTCGTCCTACTATGCTGCTCATGTTGCACCTGTGTTGCTGTGAGCGTACTACACCGACAGCGCCACACAGCATGAAAGTTTCTCAGATATGTGCTACTCACTGTAAGCCACCTGCTTGACAGGACGCCACCACTCAATAGACCATCTCGCGCACGTTTTCATGCGGAGTACAACAAGCCCGCGCTGATCCCGGCAGTGCTGGGATCCGGTTTGTCGAATGGCCCGCACCACAGCGTAGGGCCGTCCACCTCGAATACCTTGCCATCGCTGTACCAGTAGGTGCCAGTCCCCGTGAATTTCACGAAGGCTTGCTCTTCACTCGGCAGCAGCACGACGTAGGTTCCAGGCACAGGTGGCGAGGTCGGCATACCGGTCCAGAAGGTGTCAATCATCTTGGCATCCCCCCACACATTTTGCAGAGTAGCGAGCGAACGAGTTCCTCTGTCGTAATCGCTGCGCCATTCGGGAACGCGCGATACATCGGGATGCGCGGCTCGACGCACACACAGCGATGAACCGGCGCTGCCCGGGGCGGAGGCGGCAGTCGTACCGGCATCACCTGCCTCCAATCCGGTTGCAGCGCCAGCACAGGGCCGGCCGGTAGCCTCGGGCGTCGATGGTGCGCGAGCACGTGCGCATGGTCGAGGGGCCTTTGCAGGTTGGGCAGCGAGCGCCGTAGGGCATCGTGGCCACGAATACGGCAGCGCCTACGCACACCGCGGCGAGGGTACAAGCAGCTATCAGCATCAGAAAAGCTCCGGTTGCAAGGAGTCACTCCAGGACCCGGTATAGGGTCTCGGGCGCGTTGATCACGCCTGGTTTCCAGTGGAGCCACTCCACCGGGTGAGGGTAGCCGTTGGTCGGTTGTCCACCGCGTATCGAGGCCAGTCGCTGACGCCCAGCACAGCGCAGGATAGCGCTCGGCATGTGATCTCGAAACCACGCGGGCCGCTCGCCGTCCAAGCACTCGCGCGTGCACGTGAGCGCGACGATATGCGCCACCGGCCAAAGCCGGCGCATGCGCTCGACGAGGCCCATCGTGGTCCACCCATACCAGGGCAGATTTGTGATGCACACGCTCACGCCCTTGTCCGGGCCATGCGCCGGGTTCGCCAGCGGGTCTGTCCAATCACGCAGGTCGCTGCCCTCATGGGCCCAGATTCGGCCGTGTGCGCCCATCTGCCCGGGCCCGCCGCTATTCCACGCTGTGTCCCTAGTGTATAGCCATGGGTGTTCGGCCAGAGCATCGAGGCCGGCGTTGCGGCGCAGTTCAATGGCCGTCCAAAACGTCGGCCTGGGCTTCTCGGCCGCGTCACACCACTTGGCCACGTGCTTGATGATCGCCCCGTCGCCCGCACATGGCTCGGCCCAGTGGCCTGACGGCAGCGGCAAGGCGTCGAGAAGCTGGCGCACTGTCTCGTAGCTCGTGGCGCGGAACTGGTGCCGCTCCGCCTCGGCGGCGTCCATGTCGCTGGCGTCCTGCTCAAACAGAACGAGTTGCGGACGTTCGAGGCCCGCGGCTCGGGTCTCGGCGCGCTGGCGCTGGAATGCGGTCACGACATCCCCTTCCGCAGCTCATCCGCCAGCGCCCGGGCCATCGCGTTGCCCTGCTCGCGCGCATCCAGTGGCAGGTCGTAGGCGGGCGGGATCGGCTCCACAAGCGGGCACAGCGCCGAGCGCTCGAGAGCACCACAGCGGTTGCAGGAGTTCATTGTGCCTCCTCCATGCGCCACGCCAGGCAGCGCTCGAGTAGTCGCTCTTTCGCCCTGGGTGAAAGACCCTCCATGCACGGGCCACCGGCCGTCATGTCTGGGAACAGGTTCTCCTCGAGCTGCTCCCAGAGCTCGCGGTAGGCGTAGCCGTCGCACGCGAAATGGTCGCGGATCTCGCGGCAGAGTGCGCACGTGCGAAACGTGGACCACTCGTCATCCCAGAGCCCGCGCGTGTACTCGTATCGCTCGCCGGGCTTGATCGCGCCGCCGCACTCGCAGCACACGTGCTCCTTGGCCGCGCGGCGCATCTCTTGGGTCCATGCGGCGGGCGCCGCGTCGTCGTAGCCGTACAGGGCACAGCAAACGGTCATGGCTCGACCTCCTTGATCGGCTCGAGGCCGTAGTAGCTGCAATCGTAGGCAACCCGGGCCGTGCCGTCGCACTCACCACATGGCGTAATTTCGTTGTCGGCCAGGTCTGGGTGCATAAACCCGGGCGTGTCCAGGCAAAAAGGGCAGGGCCAGAGCGTGGTCATGGCAGCACCTCGTCGATCATGGATCCTGGGGACTCGTAGTCCTCGCAGAACCAACAGGGCTGGCCGGCGAGCTCTGGCGGCGCCGTGTACCCGCACTCGGTACAGATCACTTCGGCCGATGTCTCGTATCGTTTCCGCGGAAGCCTCATCCCCGGAGGCCCCGGACACCATCCCGTGCATCGTTCTCGACCACATCCTGGGCATTCATCAATGGGCGTATCTACCATCATGGCTGCACCTCGGTCGGCTCCTCGGGCTCGCAGAAGGCGGCGCGAATCTCCGCGACATTGAGGCGCATGCCGTCGCTCCATCCATGGCGGATCTCTGCGACCGCAACGAACTCGTCGCCGGCCCACCAGCCCATTTCGTGCTGATCCTCGCCCTCGCCGGGATCCCACGTCCACGGCTCGCCGTTCAAAGCGTCAGGCCACAGCCGGAGCCTGAGCTTGCGCACGGGGCAAGACTTAGCGTGCTCTCTCCACGGCAGCGTGCGAATGGCGTCGGGCGCCACGAAAGGAACCCGCGTCCGGCACGAGCACAGAAGCTCGCGCGGGCTCTTGGCGTTGTCGGGGAGGCGAACATCAACCATGGCATCCGGATCCAGCAAAACAGGCCCGCTTCCTCGATATCCTCGTAGGCTGAATGCTTCCCAGCAAGGTTTCCCGTTGACCAGCGACCTGCACGCGCGGAGATAGGCAACAGGTTCCCATTCCCATTGCGCGCCAACAGGAAACTCTAACAACATCCTCGGCACCACCTCCCGGGCCGGGATCGTGTAGACGCGGTCAGGCTGCTTTTTTCTCATACTCCGACTCCAAAGAAGTACGCCAACGCGCTCCCTGGCAAGACCGCGTCTTCGCGCAGCTTCTCGATCGCCTCAGGGCGTAGCCACTGCGGTGGACCGTGCTTCTCGGGCTCCATGACCCACGGCTCCGACCAAGGCACCAGATCGGCACGCACGTTGACCAGGACCAGGTCGCTCGATACATCGAGCAGGATCTGCCGCACCTCGACACGACCGATCTGGCAACCGATCTCCTCGAGCACTTCGCGCCGCGCAGCCTGCTCGATGGTCTCGCCACGCTCGACTACACCACCTGGCGCCATCCACAAGCCAGCACACCGGCCCGCATCGTCATGACGGCGCATAAGCAGGTAGGCCCCGTCCTCATTACGACTGAACACGGTCACGGCCACGCGCTTGTTGTGTTCTAGGTGCGCCACACGACGGCGCACCCGCGCGAGTTCCTCCATGACATGCACTATTTGAGGACACTTTCTCATCGCTCCACACCCTTCCCCGGCGTCAACACGCCGTTGCGCTTGGCCCACTCGCGAAAGCAGCGCACCACGTCACGCCCCTTGAGCACCACGACAGCCGCATCCGCGTCTTCCCTCCGCTCACCGGCAAAGCTAAAGATCAAAACGGGATCGGTGTCTCCGCTCGCCTTGCGAATTAGTTGCCGTACGGTCCGCTCACCCTTGGAGTCAGGCCACTCATCGGCAAGACGGGCCGGGCGCCTGTCTCTCATCGTGCCTTCGCTCATCGCGGCACCCTGCGCAAGCCGTGTACCAAAGCAGCAAACTCGGGTACCCTCTTGGTTCCTTGCCCCCACTTCTCGTGTTTGTGTGCGCGCGAAATTTGACCGAAGGCATAGCGCACAACGTCGCCTTTGCGCTTCGTGGTTTCGAGCTTGGTCACTCGAACGTAGCCCCGCGTGCGTTCGTTGCGGAACTCGTCACCTGGTTTTAGGTCCTCGGCAAAATAAAGCATCACGTGCCTCTCATGTCTTTGCCCTCGATCGTGCGCCAGCAACCTGGCACGCCGACAAAGCGGGATTGAATACGTTTGCTATTGTACCGCGCAAATAGCTTTTCTGGCACTAAATTCGTAGTCACGATGAACGGCGGCCGACCCTGGGTGAACCTGTTGACCATCGCGTCTAATCTATTCTTGAAGCTCTCGAACTGCTTGACCCTGGTCTCATCCTCGGTGCCAAGGTCATCGAGTACAAGCGCTGTCGCGTCCTGCCAGCTCACGTCCCACGGCGGTGCGTCCATGAACGCCGGGGCCTCGATAAACCACGGGTTGCGCCCGCCTTGGTGTAGCAGGAAGTGCAGCGCAGCCATCGTCTTGCCTGTTCCTGTCGGGCCGGATAGGACCACGGTCGAGCGCCCGGGGCGTAGGTCCCGCAGCGCGCGCACCGCCAACAGCGACTCGTCGAAGCGCGGCCACGGCGGACGGGATAGCAACTTGTCCAGCAGCTCGCCAGGCGCGCCCTGGTCGAGCAACTTGGCGACCATGCGGTCGATTCGCTGGCGCTCGAGCTCGGCCGCTTCCCGCTCACGCTCTGCTCGGATCCGGGCGTCTCGTGCGTCCCAGTCGCCCTCCGAGCGCGGCGCGTTGGGCAGGTACGTCTTCAGAACGGCGGCGAATAGGCTCACGGCTTGATGCTCCTGAGATCCACGATGTTGGTGCCTGGTATGTGCGGCAAAGCGGCAAATTCCTCGCGCGTCCCCGGCTCCCTGGTTTTGCCCAGTGTTTGGCGCCCTGGTTTCCCCATGCGCGGCACGTATTCGGCCAGGTAGCGCGGGAAGTTGGACGGCCGCATCAGCGTGCTCGGCTGGAGCCATCGGCTGTTCTCTGGGTCGTCGCGCCACAGTTCGACCATGGCCCGGACCACGAGTCGGGCCTCGTCGGCCGTGTGGCCGGCGCGGATGAGCTTGCGCGCGGCGTCGAGGATATACTGGGCGTTTTGGTCGTGCCGCGTGCCGAGTGCCGCGTTCAGCTCGGACACCAGCGCAAAGGCCAGACCACTGGCGCGCCCGGCGAGTTCGGGACTTGGCTTTGAGCGGGCCGCCTTGGGCCGTTTCTTTGCCGACCCTATGCCAGGGTCCACCCCGGGCAAGAAATCCCCGCCACGGGCCGGGGGTGCAGCCTCGTGAGAACCCATGGGCTCCGGCTGGACAGCCTCGGTGCCAGGCAGGGCACGCCCAGCGGCGAGCGATGGGGCGGGGGGTAGGGGGGTAGTTCTTTTCTCCCGTTTCCCCGTTTCCCCGTTCCTTAGGGTCACCTTGCGGTCACCTTGCGGACACTCATCGGACACCTTGAGGACACCTTGAGGACACCTTGAGGACACCGGCTCTCCAAAATCGCCGTAAGAACGCACGGTTACGACCGTTCCGATGCGGTCACCATTTGCGCTGATCAGGCCGAGCGTTTCCAGTCGCGCGATGGCTTTGCCCGCAGCCGTTTTTGACACCCCAATGGACCGGCCAATCTCTTCGCGCCCGACAAGGGCCTGACCGCGCTCGAGGTGCACATTGCCGCGAGATCCGCGCCGCCATCCTGGCTCATGAGCAGCTCGAGCGAGGATTACCACGTAACACGCCATGGCCACGTGGTCCCGCACCAGGGGCTCGAAGGCGGACACGTCCCGAGGCAGGGGCGCATAGCCGCGGCCGTGATCGAGGGGGTAGGTCACGCCGCCTCCCGAGCCGGACAGAGGTCCAGTGATGGCTGCCGTAGCACACGATCACGCCACATCAGGGCGTAATCGAGACAATTGGCGCACGTCTTGTGTGAGTGGCCGGCTATCGGAGGACTTCTTCGCGCAGTATAGCTCCACGCCATGGAATCGGCGCTGGCCATCAGGCAGCCAACGCGAGCAAGGCCCGTGACCTTGAAACCAAAGCCGTGGAGGCGAAGTCCTAGAGCGGCCAGGGAGGCGACAATACGAGCACCCTCGAACGTGTTCTGTCGCCGACACACTGTGCCCACCCCGACTATCGGCTCATCTCTCAAATCGAACCCAGCGCGGTCATAGGCTTCGACGTGCTTGTGGTACTCGTTTTCGGTCCACCCCTGAAGGACCGGAATGACACGAGCCTCTGCACCGACAAGCTCGCGTAGTTCCTGTACCGAGTCGGTCGTGAGCGCCTGGTGGTCGCGCACGCTGCGGTTTGTCTGCTCGCGAATAGATGGCTCACACATCCAGTCCTGTGGCGCCACCCACGCGAGGTGACCGATCTCTTTGGCGTACCGTCGCACAGCCCGCGCGTAGTCCATCGATGGTGTCTTCCACCGGCCGTACATGGACAATTCGGTGAATCCGCCGGAGTCCAAAGCCCACGGCGCCACCGCCCGTGGCAATGTCGCTCTGGACACCAGGCGGCGGTGCGACACAAAAAGAGGGACCCGCGCAAAGCCCAGCCAGTGCGGCATATGGGTACCGAGGTAGAAGATCACCGCCACCTCAACCAGACGATTGCAGGGAGCAATTTGATTGCGCTCATGGACATCACCGCCAGCGGGGACACCGAGCCAAACGCGACGCCCAGAAAAACCGCGGTGTCCAACGGTACGGCCACAATGCTCGACAGGAGCACGCGCCGTTGGAAGCTGGCCCGCGACCACGAGAACACGGCCCAGTCCACCGACTCGGCCACGGCAAAAGCTAGTCCCGAAGCCAGCGCGACAGCCGGCGAGGCGAGCCACCATGACAGCACCACGCCCACGGCCATCACCGCCACCACACCGTGCCCGATGCGAACCTGAACGAAGTCGCGCAGGACAAAAACGGCTCCGGCCACGATAGCCATGGATGGCAAAGCGCCACCATCAGGCAGTGGCAGCAGTGGCAGTTTGGAAAAGCCGACGTTGACACACACGATTGTGGCCAGGTAGGCAAGAGCCGCTGTCATCGGCGCCACCTCCGCTCGAGACCGGTGCGGATAGCCCACGCGCACAGGCCCGCGAACACGACCAGGTCCAGCCCGGCCAGTGCGATGCGCCTCATACGTCCTCGCTTTCAGCGGCCGGTTCACCGGCAACGATGCCGCATGGATAGTAGTATTCCTCGCCGTCGTAGAGCTCGAAGTGGCAGCCGCGAGCATCAACAGGAATCCCATCCTCGCACCCCATACAGTCGGATGGGTCTTCGCAGGTCATGAATCGCCGCTTCCCGCCAGGAACGCGACCCAGGCATCGCACCTGGCCACGATGGCTCGGTAGTCGGCGGCGAGCTCCACGTGCAGCGCCCGGGTCAGGTCATCGCTCGACCCGCTGGCCGCGCTCTCGTGGTACTCGGCCACGGCCAGAGCTCTGGCTCGCTCGATGTCAGCGGGCGTGTCGAACGCCAGGTCGGCGCTCGTCAAGCGCTGGGTGATTTCGTCGGGTGTTGGCTCGTAGGCAAGCATCGGTCACCCCCATCCGAATCGCTTGGACGTGATGTCGTGGAACGCGTCGTAGAGACCACTGGCGTATTCCTCCTCCAGATCATCGTCCCCCGTTGCCAACTGCTGTTGCTCTTTCAGCCGGGACCACTTGGCCGGCTCCATGATCGCAACCACAACCTCTTCCACCGTCATACCGTCGTTCGTCTTCAGATCGCATGACCCGCCCGAGTCGATGTCCGTGTCCCGGTACGGCTCCATCAAGACGCGCAGGAGAGCCGGATTGAGCCGGCCCAGGTTGTAGGCACCGATCACGGTCTCCTCGAAGATCGTATATCCGCTGTTCCATCCCATGGTTATCGCCAGCCCCTTCGCTTGCGTCGTTTGTCTCGAACCCTGCGGGCCTGCTTCTGAGCCACGCGGTATAGGTTACGTGAGTACGGCCAGTCGGAGTCCCACTTATGGCGTGTGCGCAGATCGCGCGCGCGGCGCCGGCCCCGGAGCCAGTCGATGTCATGGAGTGGGCTTCTTGTCGCGCTCATGCTGGCGCCTTTCCGCTGCCGTCGCAGCGCCCGCACGTTCGCGTCTTATGGCCCTCGGCAACACACCAGCCGGCCAACTCCTGGCCATCACCACCGCACCGTGAGCACTGCCCGGTCTCACGCTCCCACAGCAGCATGCGTTCGCTGATCTCGGCCACGGCGATCGAGAGCTTGGCCTCGGTGGTCCTGTCGCGCTTATCCCAGTTGGGCGTTCCCTTGCGCGGCCCGCGCTTGAATACGACGTTGCAGGCCGCACCGGTCACCAGAGTTCCGTCGTGGATCGCGTCGAGTTGGAACCACTGCCAGCCCTCGGGCATGCCGCGCTCCTTGGCGATCAGGTTGTACCAGTCTGGTGCTTTCATGATCTCTCCTAAAACGGTATCGGTTCACGCGCCCACCGGGCGTGCCGTCTGACTTTGTTCATCGCCCGGTCCTTGCGCTTGCGCCGGCCACCACGTCCGGGCTTGCAACGGACCGTGCCGAGCGCCTCGCTGTGGCACGTGCAGAAGCACGGTGCAAACTCGGCATGCCAGCCTCGGCGCACGCCCTGATAGCAATACAAACACATCATGAGGAGCCTCTTTCCATTTGCGGTGCCTGGCCGCTGCCATCGCAGCGAACTGTGACCATAACGCGCCCGCCCTTCGCCACCGAGAACGTCCGATGCGCCCACACGGTGCCGTTGCTGTAGAGCGAAACCAATTTGCCGCAGGACGCACACGTTCCGTAGTCGCGTTCCTTCATGCGAACTCCTCAACGATCACCAGCACGCCGGGCTCGGGGCCATCAGCCTTGCGCTGGTCGTAGTGGATACTCGCCTGGTCTCGCCGATCGCCGAGTATCAGGCCAGCCTTGACGCACGAATCGACCACCGGCTTTCCACCGGCGACCAGGTTGTCCGGGTCGAGCGCGCGCTGGCGGTGCCCCCACAGGCGCCACAGGGTCATGCGGCGCACGGTGGTCGCACGGGGGACGCCAAGGTCGTGAGCAAGCGCGGCCGCCCATAACTCCCAATTGTCGCGCAGCTCCTTATACGCGAAGCGGGACTGCCCGCTGTTGGCCAAGCAGCCGGCTCCGCCGCCGAGATGCTGCGGATTGGGCCACGGCAGAGCAAAGGACAGCGCCCATCGGGCCGCAACCGGTCGCGACGGCGAGTCCTTGCACCATGGGCAGATGCCGCTCACTGCAGCCCCGGCAAGCGCTCCTGGCGAGCCTCCGCCAGATCGTGCGAGCTCATGGGCCTGGTGCGGACCTGCTCGCCGGTGTCCTCGCGGGTCGTGACCCACAGGCAGCGGCCGATATCTGCGTGCTCGATTACTTCGACGGCGCGGTCCTCTTTGCCGTCACGGTGGATCCTGGCCAAGGTCTTGACCTTGGCCTCCAGGAGATCCTCTGACTCTTTCATCTCCTTTTTGGCCTCTTTGTTCAGGTTCTTCAAGTCCGTCAGCTTCTTGACGGACTTCGAGAGCTCGAGCGCCTTGGCTTCGCGCTCCTCGCGGGTGAGAATCACAGGCAACATTTCGGTGTTTGCGCGTTCCATTATCAGTTCTTTCTCGCGCTCATGGCGCGGAGTGCAAAGGTAGCGTCATGCCGCCCGCTTGCGTTTGGCCCGTCGCTTCTTTGGCGGCGCGTCCTCCAGGACGAGCCGCTTGCCCAGCGCCTTGGCGATGTCAACGATCGCTTCCGCCCGGACGGGCTCCCCGTTTTCGAGGCGCCAGAGCGTGGCCCTGGACCACCCGGACCGCTCGCTTAGCTCGGCTGGGCTGAGCCCCTGCGCGTCCCGGGCGACCATCAACTGGCGGGCGATGTCCTTTATGAGAGGGGTGCTCACTCGCCCACCATCGCAGGGTAGTGCGGAAGAAGTCAAGCGCGAAGATAAAAACGTTCGCTTAGCGAACACGGCGCCGTTTCTGCTTGAATCACGGTTGGCAACTGTGCAGAGTACAAACCAGACATGCAGGAAGAACCGCAAGAAAGCGATCAGGGTCGGCCAGTGCGCCGCACGAGCCCGGTGAATCTGTACAGCGAAGGTGGTGTGGGCGTGGTCTCTCACGTATTCTCGCACCGCGAGTATATCGCCCTGGACGGTGCGTATTGGGGCTGGGCGGTCATGTACCGCTGCACGATTACCGGCGTCATGCGCCGCTACGGGTTCGAGCGATCATGATTATCGCCGTGGCCATGCAAGAGCACTTCGACGAGGTGCTGTCCGCCCTGGCGCAAGGCTGGGGGCCATGGCGCGTCACCGAGTCTGGCGAGGCCATTCGCCATGCGAGCGGTTACCTGGTCCCGATCACGGTCGGCTGGGCTCAGGCTGAGTTCGAGCTGGCCACCAACCACGAGTTGACCGCGGCCGATGTTGGCCACGGTCTCGAAGCTCTCAAAACCTGTCAGTACGCCCGGTGGCTTGAAATCGGGCCATGGAGCACGCCATGAGTTCGTCCTTCGATGCCAGGATGCTGGCCCATATAATCAAGCATCCCGGCGTACAACATGTAGACCTGATGCCTTATTTCAATTACGCAGATCGTCTGATCAGCGCAACGCTTCAACGTTTGCGAAAGAGGGCGGCCATCGAATGTCGAGGGCTCGGGTGGTATCCGAATGATCGCAGCGCATGGCCAGCGTGGGCTCAGCAGGCAGCAGATAACGGCTGGCGACCCCCAGCGGGGTGGGAGCCATGAAAGAGCGCCCGATCATATTCAGCGGAGAGATGGTCCACGCCATCATCGACGGCCGGAAGTTTCAGACCCGGCGCCTGTGCCCAGTGCAGCCGTATCAGGGAGCCTGGGGGCAGTGGCACGTCTACTACCCGGGCAGAGATGGCGGACACGCCATCTACGAGACAGAAGAGGCCATGCGCGAGGAGTACGACCGGGTCATGCTCGCGCGGTGCCCCTACGGCAAGACCGGCGATCGGCTGTACGTGCGCGAGACGTATGCCTACTTTGAGGACGTGGCCAGTGAGCACCTGGTCTATCGCACAGACGGCGAGCAGGATCGGGACAGGCTTCTCGATGGCCGCTGGCGCTCGCCCCGGTTCATGCCACGGCGCGCCAGCCGCCTTGATCTCGACGTGACAGGCATCCGCTGCGAATGGCTGCAGGACATCAGCGAGGCGGACGCCCTGGCCGAGGGCCTGTCGTGGTGGAGCAAGGACGGCACGCTGCGCAAGTACGGCCTCGGCGAGCGCCATGTCAGCGGAGAGCTTGATTTCGTGACCCCGTGGGCCGAGATGGAACGGACGCCGCAAGCCGCGTTTGCCAAGCTGTGGGATAGCATCAACGGCAAGCGCGCGCCCTGGGCCTCGAACCCGATGGTTTACCCGATCGAGTTTGCGAGGGCGGCATGAGCGGGCTCACCGCAGAGCAGCGGGCCGAGCGCCGCCAGGGCATCACGGCGACGGACATGGCCGCAATCCTCGGTTGCCACCCCTACCGCACGACGATCGAGGTGTGGCTCGAGAAGATGGGTGAGGACGTGCCCAACAGCGGAGACCCCGACGTGCGCGAGATGGGCCTCGAGCTCGAAGCGCCAATCAAGCGGATTTATGCGCGCCGCACGCGGGCGGCACTGGTCTCTCCTGGAACTCTGACGCACCGGGCGCATGCGCATCACAAGGCGACGCCGGACGGGCTTGTGTGGGACTACGGGCAAGTAGAGGGCGGCCTTTTGCTCACTGGCGACGCGCGGTCCTACGACTTCGAGCGCGGCCTGGAGTGCAAGACGCACGGCATACGCGCCCGCGACGAATACGGCGAGCCTGGGACCGACGAGGTGCCCGAGCACGAGCTCATCCAGTGCGCATGGGGCATGCACGTGACCGAGCTACAGCGCTGGGACCTGGCGCCCTTGATAGATAACCGCCTGACCATCTTCGAGATCCAGCGCGACATGGAGCTCGAGGGCATGCTGGTGGCGGCGGCGGACCGCTTCTGGCGCGACCACGTGCTGGCGCGCAAGGAGCCGGGCCCGGACGGGAGCGCGGCATACTCGAGCTGGCTCCGGCGTCGCTATCAGGGCCACGGGGCGATCGTGCAGGCCGACGAGGCGACGGCCGCGGCCATCGAGCGACTTCGCGGTGTGCGCAACCTCGAGCGCCAGGTCGCACAGCAGCGCGCCCAGCTCGAGCAAGAGATCCAGACGTACATGGGCGAGGCCACGATGATCGAGTGCTCAGGGGAGCGCATCACCTGGAAGCGCAACAAGGACGGGCAGGCCGTGGACTGGCAGGCTGTCGCTCGAGCCCTGGCGGGCAGCGTGGACGTGGTCCGGTCCGCGCTCACGCACGGCGCCACGCCAGAAGAAATCATCCCGGCGCTGATGGAAATCGACGCCCGGGCCATCGAACAACACCTCACAACCGCCGTGCCCGGCGCGCGCCAGTTCCGCGTGCCCAGGGCATGGCACAAGGAGGAAAAGTGACCGAGGCTCTCACCGTATACAAAGCACTGAAAGACGACGAGACCAAGATCGCAGGATGGGTGCCGCGCGAATGGGCGCGCGATGCAAACGACCGGCAGCGCATCCTTGGCGAGGTGCTGCGCCACGCCAACATGCAGTGCTCGGAGCACTTCCAGGGCCCCATCAGCGCGGCAACGGCGGACTCGATCTTCCTGGCCGTCGTGACCTTCTGCCAGGCCCGCGTGATCCCGAATAAGGCACTGGGGCTCGGCTACTTCATCCCCTACAAAGGGATCGTTCAGCCTGTGTTTGGGTACAAGGGCCTGTTGCAGGCCGTAAGAAGGGAGGCCGGTGTGCTCACGAGCGAGGCGCAGATCGTCCTGGAGGGCGATGGATGGAACCTCGATGTGCCGTGGTACGAACGCTGGCGCACGTTCGAGCCCGGCCCGCAGCACACGCCGCTTGCCCCGGCTGAAAAGTGGGTCGCTGGCTTCTCGCGCTTCCGCTGGGAGAGCGGCTTCGAGGACGTGTTCCTGATGCCTGGCCAGGAGTTGCGCGACCGTCGCACCAGGGCCCTGGGCGGCAAGATCAAGGGGCCGTGGTTCGATTGGCCCGTGTCCATGGCCCAGAAGACGCTGATCCGCAGGCACATCACGTCCGGCCGCGTCGAGATGGCCGGCGATGGGTTCGTCGCCATCGCTGATGGCCTGTCCGAGGGTGGGCGGATGCGCGAGCTTGCCATGGCCCTGGCCGCTCGTGAGTCGGCCGCCCTGGACAGCGACCGCTGCGCGCTGGTGGACAAGGCCGTCGATGTTGACCCTGACCTCGAGTCGAAGCCTGCCCGCGGCTCGAAGGCCGTAGCGGACAAGCTGCGCCAGCGCCAGGCCGAAGACGCCGAGCTCGACACGTTCGCCGCGCGGGAGGAGCAATGACTGACTACATGCTCAAGGTCTCCGAGGAAGCCGAAGATCTCCGCGCCCGCATCGAAGCGCTCACCGCGGACAACGAGCGACTACGCAAAGCGAGCCGCCTCCTGTGCGCGGCACCGAGTCCCACGGCGCGAGCTCACCTTGCCGCGATCCACGTCCATCTCCAGGCGCCTGGTGAACCCGGCGAGAACACGGTGGAGTGGGCCCGGGCCTTGATCGAGGAGTCCGAGCGAGCGCTTGACGGCCAGGTCGAGTTAATGGAGGTGTGCGACCACGAGCGCAGCAAGCGTGTCCAGGCCGTGCGGCGGGCGCGGGCCATGAGCACCAGGGCGGCGAGATTGCGCAAGGCGAATACATCCACCCTGCCGCGAGCTTGCCGCATCTTCCAGCCGTGGAGCGTGCCCACCGACGAGGCTGGGTCCAGCGTTGACCCGGCGAGTTGCTTTGTGTGCGGAATGATGGCGGCCGACCATGGGTGGGCATCTGGCGACGGCGCGGACGTTGCCAAAAAGCTCGCCAGCCCACAGCCACCGCCCCGCCGCGGCCACGAGAACGTGATGCCCGAGGTCATCGAACTACTGCAGAAGCGAGCCGCTGTGGGCCTGGAGAAGTATGGCACCGAGTTGCAGACGTACAACGGCCGCGACGCGCCCCTTGACAAGGTCCATGAGCTTGCGGACGCGCTCTGCTACGCGGTGCAAGACTGGCTCGAGCGGCGGCAGTTGCGGGATGATCTGGTCTCGGCGGTTGCGCGAGCGGGCGTAGCCGCGTTGGCTATCGACGATGTTGGCTTGAACGCAGCGCTTGACCATCTCGCGGCCCTTGTGAGAAAGCTGTGAACTTCGCCGACCAGGCCAAAGCCAGGCGCCGTCGCGCGCGCCGTAAGCACAGGCGGAAGGCCACGCGCAAGGAAACGGAGAAGCGGCTGCGCTTGCGGCTGGCCCATGATGAGCGGACGATCGCGCACCTCCTGACCAGGATCGAAGCGCTGTCACATCGAGATTCCCTGCCCATCACGGCACCACGATCAGGAACTGCGGGTGGGTGCCTGGAACCGTGCTCGGCGGGAGCGAGGATATAGCCGTGATGCCGTGCCAGCATAAAACGCTCTTCGACCACACAGAGCGCAGCGACGCAGCCCTGATCTGGTGCTGTTCGGCGTGCGGCCTTACCTCGTGGTGGGGCGATACGTGGGGCTATCTCGGCAACATGGAGTGCCGTGATTGCCAGACAGCGCAGGTTGATTTCGTGTGGTGCTCGGAAGAGTGCCGCAAGCAGCTCATGCGAGAACAGCCAGCCATGTTCGTCGGCGTCAAGGATATGGACTGATGGCCGACGATCGCTACGTGAGGACCGAGCAAGCGGCAGAGTTTCTCGGCGTTGCCGCTGCCACGTTGAAGTCGTGGAGGCTCAAGGCCAAGGGGCCGCCGTTCTTTCGCCCGAGCAATCGGGTCATCAGGTATCGCATCAGCGTGCTCGACGAATGGATGAAACAGCATGCAGTCGGATGAGGACGAGCGAGGGAACGCTGCGGTTCAGGAAACCGCGGACCACAGCCGGGCTTGCACTCCGGGCCACCGTGGGTCCTGCCTCGAAGATCTATTCGACCGATGGGCATCTGTCCTGGATCAGCTCGAGGATGACCCGCTACCAAAAGGCCCGTAGCGAGCGAGTGCCGGGAATCAATCGGACTGCGAGTGCCAGGCGCACACCAGCGTAAGTCGTCTGGCAAGGCTCGGCTTGGACTACGGTCACCCGGTTGGTTCCCTGGACTCGCTCGACGCACGAATGCGCGCCCACAGCGCAGCCTCGACCTTGGCGGCGCACTCGGCCAGGTAGTCCCAGCGCTCGGGCAGGCCGTAGGCGCGCACGTTGACACCCTCTCCGGCGTGATTGAGCAGCATCTCGCGAGCCTCGCGGGGGACGCCGGCCTCCATCGCGACGCTGTTGAAGGTGCGCCTCATCGTGTGCGGGCCGGGCACGACGTTCTTGATCTGTTTGGTCTCCTTGTTCTTGCGCCGCTCCTTTGGCTCGGCCAGCGGGATCACGCGGTAGGGCTTGCGCCTGGTCAGCGAAGGAAACGCCAGGCCGTGGTCGCCGCCGTACGGGTCGTATATGGCCGGATTCTCGGCCAGGCGACGGGCAAGGATTTCGCGGACCGTGGCGGTCATCGGCAATGTGAAGGGCCTGTTGCCCTTGGCACGCTCGATCTGCACCAGGCCGCGGGCAAAGTCTACCTCGGGCCAGGCCACGTGCCGGATCGAATCCGCGCGCAGCCCCGTGAACCCGGCCAGCAAGTAGAAGTCGCGCCGCACCGGAGCCATGGCCATGACCGCGGCATACCAGGCCGGCAAGTCCTCGCCGGCGATCCGGGTGCCGTTGGGCCGGATCTCGTAGCTCACGATCCGGGTGGCCGGGTTTCGCCCGGGGAGCTCGTGCAACCGATCCACGGCGTGCCAGCACGCGGAGAGGTAGCGCACCAGGCGCGCGGTGAGCGCGGCCCCGGGCTCGTTGACGCTCAATGCCCTGGGCTTGCAGGCCGCCCGGATCTCGGCTAGGCGCAGTTCGATGTCCGGCGCTGAGATCTCGACCAGCGGCAGTTCGAGCCAGGCCGAGAAGTGGCGGACCATCTCCGCGCGCATGCCCTCGATCGAGCGCATGGAGCGGCGCTTCCTGGCCATGGCGCTGAGGTGGAGGTCCATGCCCTGGCGCAGAGTCATCGACGCGGCCGTGGGCTGGGCAGGCTCGGGGCCGTGCAGGCCGGCCACGATCTCACCGGTGAGCTCGAGCGCGCGCTGGCGGGCAAGCTGGGCCGTCCACACGTGGCCGTCCTTGCGCACGGCACCATGGCGGCCAATCGTGACGCGCACCTTGCGGCCCGAGACCGACCGCTTGACGATATAGGTGCGGGCCCTGCGCCCGACCACGAGGGCGAACCCGGGGAGCTTGTCGTCCCAGTAGATGACCTGCTCCTTATAGGGCTCCGGGGTTGGGAGCGCGGCCACGGCTTTCTCGGTGAGTCTTAGAACCGGCATGCGGTTTAGGTTCCTCCTAGGTTCCGGTGTTCGTAGCTCGTGCGATCCCGAGCGATCCCAACTCCGCGACATTACACCCTTGACCGTCCCTGGTAAACCCGCTATAACCCAATTCCCTGCAGACTTCGAATCCGTAGGTCGGGCGTTCGAGTCGCCCCGGGCTCACCAGGTAACGCGCGGTAATCGAACAGGAAGCCGCGGCAAAGTGAAAACTAGGAACCCGCGCTAGGTTCCGGCTAGGTTCCAGACGGAACCGCCGAAAAAACACCGGACCCTACCAGTTTCCTGGCGGGCCCAGTGTGCCGGTCACCCTGCTCCGGCGGTCTACGTGCCAGTAACCCTGCACGACCAGGTAGTGGGCTCCCACCCCTTCCGCGGTGTGTCTCCGCTCGCCGCCTTGCTTCACGACTGGGGCTGGAGCGTCGTGACCTGGGGTGCGCTGTCGTGTGAGGTCAGGTGGAGCGCTCGGTGCCCTTCTCGCTTACCGTGACCTTGAAGGTGTTCATTCTACCTTTCCGCGCGGGGTGTGACAACCGAAACTTGGCGCAAGGCGGCCATATGGCCGAAACGGCTTCGCCGCCCTGGACTGTTGCTTGGGAGCGTCCAGGGGGCCAAGTCGGGTCGGGGAGGGAGTCGCGAAGCGAAGTGTAGCGACGGAAGGGGCCCCGAGCCGGCCCGAGCGCAGCGACGGTGCGCAGCAACGCGGGCCTTGCCACGTGCTCGGTGAGGAGCTGAACGGCGCAACGCCGCTCGGTGGCCTATTTTGTATACACCGCGTTCATGCTGCGCGTCAACGCCATTCACGCCGGGCCAGCAGCACAAGGCGGCCACGCCCGGAAACCCGCCGCGCGAGTCGCAAGCGAAGTGCGACGAGAATCTTCAATGGAGCCGGCGCGGCCGCAGTGCCAGCTTACCAGATCAACGCTGGGTGCGGTCGGTTGGCGCTGGGCAGAGCAACTCCTTGCACCGGAGGAGCAACGCCGGGATTGCGATGTACAGGAGCGCGCTCTGCGGTGCTGTGGCTGAGCCCTGGTTCCAGGCGTCGAGCGCATGATGGTACTCGGCCAATGCCATGGCGATCTGCTCGTCAATCGGCGCCATCAGTATCGCCTCGCAAGCCCGCGCATCAGTTCGCGAACGAGTTTCTGATCATCAGGCCAGAGCTTGTTGAAGTCCCCGAGCACGCCCGGGAGTGGCTCGTCCGATCCGAGCAGCGCGCCCGCGGACCCTGGCATGGCCGCAACGATGCGCTCGAGGTTGGCCAGGCTGGGCTGGCGTCGGCCGCTCTCGAAATGGCTGACAGCGGACGGGGTGAGCCTGGCGCGCTCGGCCAGGGCCGTTTGCGACAGGCCGTACTTCTCTCGGCACGCCCGCAGGCGAGCGGCGAAGTCGATGGATGCGCGAGGTAGCGGTGAGCTCATGGCCGCTTGTTCCACTTGGTGACCGCTTCATCGAGCGTCTTGCCAATCACGACCGGGTTCGCGGGGCAGGTCTCGCTCACACAGGACAACAGCGTTTTCTCTGGTCCTCGGGGGCCTGGTCCGTGCCAAAACGGACAGGGGAGTGCTGTGATGGGTGTCTTCATGACGCGATAGTAACATATCCTCGAGGCTTTGTGACTTTGAAGGCCTTAAGTTCTGGGCATCGCCGCCTGAGCGCAAAGTGTTGGTAACGGTATCGCTTGACTCCAGGCATGCGCGCACGGCACTGTGTAGCGGATGAGCGATACCACCGCTAAAACGCAGCTCGCGCTTGATATGCTGGCGCTGGCGCAGGCGGGCGTCACGCCGGTTTCTGCGCCGGCGACCCATTTTTTGCTCATGAGCGAAACCGCTGCAGAGCGCATGGCCATGGCATGGGTTGCTGCGCAGGGGCCTGCATTGCGCATTCCCTCACCGTTCTATCAAGGGGGCCTGGTTGCCCTCCAAGGAGACGTGTGCGAGGTGCGCATCGACAACTGGTGCCCTGAAGACGCGATCTACAAGGTAGACCGCGTCATCTTTGACCTGCCACCGTGGACGCTCCCTGGCCCGTTTCTGTCCACCGAGGGGGAATAAATGGCCACGCAAGCGAACCTATCCAGCGACGAGGAGCGCGCTCTGCACGCGCTCGCGAACAACGGCACGGGCAAGATGACCGCCGAGTGGTGGCGCACGGAGCACGGCGCCTCGCAGCGCATACGGATAACGCTCAAGGGCTTGGGTCTCGTGCGCTGGGACCGCGTCAGGCGAGTTTGGGAAATCACCGATGCCGGCAAGGCGGCCGCGGGCGTGGCGGATGGCGCCGGGCTTGAGACCGTCGCCGACCGAATCAAGCGCCTACGCGCGCTGCGCTACCTGCGCCCGATCGATGCGGCGAATGCCGCCGGTATCAGCCGACAGCGGTGGTACCAGATCGAGTCGGGCGCCGAGCCAAACATGCGCCTCGGAACGCTGCTGAAAATTCAGGCTGTGCTCGGGTGCACCCTGGACGAGCTGGTCACGGGGACAGTGGAACACGCGAGAATTGTTCAGGAAAACGAGAATGGGAGAAAAAGTATCGGAAACCCTTGACTTCGTAGCCGGGTAGCGATAGATTGCTTGAGTGCGGCGGCAATGGAGCCGCCCGGAACCTGGAGATCAAACATGGCCCACACGAACCTTCCAGAGAATTTTCGCCTGCTGTCCCCCGGAGCCGCCGGTATCGCCTGGGGCAATTCCCTGGGGTGGGCCGGCACGGGCTGGTACTACGAGCCCGTCGATTACGAGGGCGACGTCCCCTTTGCTGGCCCCTTCGCTACGGCCGACGAGGCTCGCGAGAGCGCCACCCGCTGGGTGGATTCTGGCGAGACCCTGTCCTGACGACTCGTTCCGGGCCGCGAGCCTATCGCGACCCGGGCCGGGCAATCAGGCCCATAGCCGGCCGGGAAACCGGCCAAGGAGACGATCGATGAAGCTCAAAAATCGCATTTATCACGCAGTACTCGCCACCCACCTTCGCGTCGCCGCCGACCGCG